ATGGAGGTATAGGTGGAGGCGGTGGTCAGTCTATGAACAAAAGGGCTGCTCTCTATAGTCGAGCAGGAAACGGTGGTAACGGCATCGTAATCATTCAGTACCTACCAGCATAAGGAGAAGAACATGAAATATAATATTAAAGATGCTGACGGTAACATCACAAATACCATCGTTGCAGACGCTGGGTTTGTTGAAGCTAACTTTGAACACTATGAAGAGTGGACAAACCCTAACCCTACACCCCCAGAGCCTACAGCAGAAGAGACTGCTCGTCAGTGGCGAGATTCAGAATTGTCTGCTACTGATGAGGCGGCAAAGATACCTGACTGGCCTAATAGAGCAAATATTCTAGTGTATCGCCAAGATTTAAGAGACTGGCCGTCTACTCAAGACTTCCCAGACACTAAGCCAACTTTAGGAGAATAGAATGTCAGTAACTCAGGTAACTGGTTCTGTTATAAAAGATGGAACTATCACAGCCGTAAAACTTGGCACAGGCGTAGGAGGAGCGTTCAATAACTTCCTTGTTAAAACTGCAAACTATACAGCAGTGACACGAGACCAGTTAGTTGTGAACTCTGGTAGTGCAGTAACAATTACATTACCTGCAAGTCCAAGCGCAGGAAACATAGTATTTATTGAGAACTCTGGAGCAGGAACAGTCACTGTTGCTCGCAACGGCTCGAACATTAATTCAACAGCAGACGATGGTGAACTGGCTACAGATGCAGGCGCGACCTTGGTGTACGTTGATTCAACAATCGGATGGAAGGAGTTATAAATGGCTATTATATTAGGTGGCGGTGGAGGTGGTTCATTCCCCACAATCTTTTTACACAAGTCTCAAACATGGATTCCACCTCAAGACGGTAACATAATGATTCACGTTATTGGGGCTGGTGGTAGTGGCGCGTCAGCGGTTGACTTTACCATTCAAAGTGGTGCGGCAGGAGGTTATTGCAGAAAGAACTCTTTAGCAGTAACTACCTCTGGCTCATTTACTGTTGTTATTGGCGCAGGAGGCGCACCCACAGTGGGAGCCTACGGTGCAGGAAACGCAGGAGGCACTACAACTGTTGCGGGTACAGGACTAAGTTCTACACTAACGGCTACTGGTGGCGCAGGAGGGGCTTTAACTACTGGAGCTTACACTACTGGGGGTACGGCTTCTAATGGAGACGTAAACAACGCAGGTGGACGCGGGGGGTATAGCAGAGGCGGTGGTGCTGTTGGATTAACAGGAACAGGCAATGACGGTATATCAGTTAACGACCAAAATTACACTGTTTCAGGTAGTTGCGACATATTGGGTGATTTTTATTCATCTAGTTTTGGTCAAATATCTGGCAGTAGCGGAGGAGGAAGTCACTATGTTAGTTCCTCTTCACAGGGTTATGGGCCAGAGGTAGCAGGGCCATTGGCAGGTGGTGTAGGAGCGATGAAATATAATCTAAATATGTTTGCAGGTCATGCTTCTATTGGCGGTGGCGGTGGAAGTACCTATTCTGGGTGGGCCGCAGGCGCGACTTCAGGCCGTGGTGGGCAAGGCTGTGTTGTTATTCAGTACATACCGTAAGGAGAATTAAATGAAATATAATATTAAAGATGCTGACGGTAACATCACAAATACCATCGTTGCTGACGCTGAGTTTGTTGAAGCTAACTTTGAACACTATGAACTGTACGTTGCACCTACACCCCCAGAGCCTACAGCAGAAGAGACTGCTCGTCAGTGGCGTGACGCAGAACTGTCGTTTACAGACCAAGCAGCCCAAACTCCAGACTGGCCGAACCGCGACAACATCCTGATCTACAGGACTGCCTTACGTGACTGGCCAGCTACTGACGACTTCCCAGAAACTAAGCCAACTTTAGGTAGCTAATTATGTTAGCAGAGATCAGTTTATTAGTAGGTGGTTTAAAGGCCCTTAACGAGGGCATCGCTGTCGTTAAAGAGTCTGGTAGCAACCTGACTGGTCTCGCTAAAGTTTTCGGCACCCTGACGGAAAGCAAGCAAGCAGTCGAGAAGATTGAGGCTGCTGCTGAAGACGGCGATCACATTCTGACTCAGGAAGAAGCGCTTGAGCTGGCCTGGGCAAAGAACGAGATTCGCGAGAAAGAGAAAGAGTTAAAGAAGGTTACGCCACGGCAGGTGTGGCGCGACATGTTGGCCATCCAACACAAATCGCTGATGGAACACAAACATAAGCTTGAGAAAGAGCGCCTAGCGCGTAACCGAGCAATCACTAAGCGCGACGATCTGATAAAGAATGCGGCAAGTCTTTGCCTACTTTTATGCGTTGGAGTTGGAGTAGCATATTTCTGGATGCCACTCGTTTAACTTAGGTTTCACAGTAATAGTAAAGCTATTATAATGTCGTAGAGGTAATTATGGCGTATTTTAAAAGAGACAGGTTCAGCGGTATTGCTCCTGGGATTTCTCCTAGGTTGGTCGCTGACCAGTTTGGACAGGTAGCACAAAACATAGACTTTGAGTCTGGCCGTTTAGTCGCGACCAGTGAAAACTCCGATACGCATACGTTGCAAAACGGTGCCCGCCGATCAATCTATTACTACAACGACACAACCTGGCTGGAATGGTCCGAGGATGGCATATCTGCTGTTGAAGGCCCAATCCCTGGTGATACGTTAAACAGGCTGTACTTTACCGGTGACGATTACCCACGTTTAGGTAGTCAGGCTACGCTGCCTAATAACACGTGGCGCCTTGGAGTTCCTGCGCCATCCGGTACACCAACTGTTGCAAAGTCTGGTACAGCAGACGCGGACGCAACACCCAACGACGTTTCTTATGTTTATACGTTGGTAACGGCTGATGGTAGAGAAGGCCCTCCTTCTAGCCCCAGCGCTGTAATCGAACTGACCGACGGTGAGACAGCGACGATAAGCATGCCTGCAAGTTATAACCCTTCTGGCTCGGGCCATAACTTTGCAAGCAGCAATAGCGGTAATGCGTTAAAGCGCATTTACCGTTCTAACACTGGCTCGACTAATACGCAGTTTCAGTTTTTAAAAGAGATAAACTTTAGCCAGACTAGTTGGCCAGACAATGCCGACGCCGCTACTTTAGGTGAGGTACTACCCAGCGGTACATGGATTGGGCCGCCTGACGATAATACTTCGCTATACCCAGACGGTCCTCTCAAGGGGCTGATTCCGTTAGCTCAAGGCGTTATGGCGGGCTTCACAGGTAAACGCTTTTGTCTTAGCGAGCCATTCCTACCCCACGCTTGGCCAATTCAATACAGAATCACCACCGAAGAAGACATTGTTGCCATAGCGTCTACAGCAAATGGTGTAGCTGCGCTGACAAATGGACAACCTTATTTTATTACGGGCACCGATCCGAGTGCCATGACCGCGGTCCGCATAGACTTAGCGCAAGCCTGCGTCAACGTAAACAGTGTCGTGGATATGGGTAGTTATGTTCTTTATGCAGGGCCAGATGGTTTATGTGCCGTGGAGAGCGCTTCGGGGTCCGTGGTCACAGCCGGACTTATTAGTGTTAAACAATGGAACAGTGATTTTAACCCAACAACAATTCGTGCATTTAGACACGAGGGCACATACGTTGCGTTTAATGCATCAGGCGGCTGGGTCTATGATCCACGTGGTGACGAAAGCGCGTTGTCCACCCTTACTCTTTCTGGAGAAGTTAGGGGTGGGTATACAAACCCCAAAGATGGCGAGCTGTATGTAATCGTAGGAAATAAGATTCAAAAATATCGTGGCAGCAACACAAGCAAGACGTTGTCTTTTAAGAGTAAAAAGTTTGTTACACCGTCACCAGTGTCTATGGGCTGGGTTTCAGTTCACGCAAATACTTACCCAGTAACCATAAAAGTATATGGCGACGGCACTTTGATTGCGCATTACACGCTCACACAGTCTGGTTCCACATATACACAGGCGACGACAGTTCCCAGTGGTATTAGTAACGGTACATTACGCGAGCCAGTAATGCGTATGCCTGCAGTTGTTGCCCAAGAGTGGGAGATACAGGTCGAAGGCACTGACATTAATGAGTTCTGTCTTGCACAGAGCATGGACGAGATACGTCAATCATGACAGTACGCCCTACAAAAATTCCAGGTATACCTAAACCACCTGTTTCTGCAGGACCAGAACTTAGGCGCTACCTAGAAAGTCTTGCCGAAGCGGTAGAAATACGGCTTGGTCGTAAGGGTGATCCTCGTGATCGCGCGGTTACATTGCGTGAGTTAATAGCGTCTGGATTAGCGCGTGAACTTCGAGGAAACCCTTTTAATCCAAACAACCCTCCAGGGACTCCTCCTGATTTTGTTAGTGACGATAATGTTGATGTTACTGTAGTCCCACCACAACCTACAGGTTTTACTGCAGACGGTGCTTATAGCGTTGTAAATCTATATTGGGATTTTCCTTTATACACGGGCCCGAATCATTCGCATACTGAGATATATAGCTACCCTTCAGACAACCTTGCCTCCGCTATAGATCAGGGGGTTATTGGTGTTATTACAGGGCGTGCATATACAGATCCTGTAGGAGAAGGCGTAACTCGTTATTACTGGATACGTCACGTAAACGAGCATGGGACTGTTGGTCCGTGGAACAGCGGCAACGGCACAGTAGCTACAACGGCACTAAATGTAGATCAATTGTTGGAGGAGCTAGAGCGTAGCATACCGGCTGTTGCTTTAGTCCAGGGTCTTGAACCTATATCCGTCGTTGATACCTTACCGAACGTTTCGGGGTATACCGGCCCGCAAGTCGTGTTTTTAACAAGTGATGGAAAAATTTATCGCTTGATTAGTGGTGCGTGGACGGCGGCTGTGCCTACGGTCGACTTAACAGGCACGATAGCATCGTTGCAGATTGCCAACGATGCCGTTACTAATGCAAAGATTGCAGTTAATGCAATACAAGGTGATGTCATTGCTGCTAGTGCAATTACCGCTGACAAAATAAACGCTAGTGCTGTTACTTCATTAGCAATTGCTAATGACGCAATTACTAATGCAAAGATTGCTGTAAATGCGATACAAGGTGATGTTATTGCTGCTGGTGCAATTACTACTGATAAAATAAGCGCTGGTGCCATTACTTCATTATTAATTGCTAATGGCGCAATTACTAATGCAGAGATTGCAGTTGATGCAATACAAGGTGATGTGATTGCAGCAGGCGCGATAGATGCTGATAAGATTGCAACTGCTGCAATAACTGAAACAAAGATTGCTGCGGACGCCGTTACTAATGCAAAGATTGCTGTAAATGCAATCCAAGGTGATGTAATTGCTGCTGGGGCAATTACTGAAACTAAAATAGGTCAAGACGCCGTTACTAATGCAAAGATTGCTAACGACGCAATTCAAGGTGATGTGATTGCTGCTAATGCGATTACTGAAACTAAAATAGGTCAAGACGCCGTTACTAATGCAAAGATTGCTAATAATGCAATCCAAGGTGATGTGATTGCTGCTAATGCAATTACTGAAACTAAAATAAGTAGCAGCGCAATTACTGCTCCAAAGATTTCAGCTAATGCCATAACAGCTGGGAAAATTGCTGCTGGAGCTGTTACAGCAAATGCCATAACAGCAAATGCAATTACTGCTGGAAAAATTGCAGCTGGTGCAGTCGAAGCAAACAAGATAGCCGCTAACGCAGTTACTGCAGCTAAAATAAGTGCAGCGGCTGTAGTAGCAGGAAAGCTCGCTGCAGGGGCTGTTACAGCCGATAAAATACTAGCTAATGCAATTACTGCTGGGAAAATTGCGACTGGTGCAGTAGAAGCAGACAAGATAGCCGCTAACGCAGTTACTGCTGCAAAGATAACAGCAGCCGCTGTAGTAGCAGGAAAGATTGCAGCTAATGCAGTTACCGCTACTAATATTCAAGCAAACGCAGTGACAGCTGCGAAAATAAATGCGGGCGCAGTTGCAACAGATAAATTAGCAGCCAATGCTGTAACAGCAGTAAAAATACAAGCCGCCGCAATAGAAGCTGGAAAGATTGCAGCTAATGCAGTTACAGCCGCTACGATTGCAGCTGGAGCAGTTACTGCAACAAAGATACAAGCAAATGCTGTTACAGCTAATGCAATTGCAGCTAACGCCGTTACGGCTAACGAAATTGCTGTTGGTACTATTACAGCCTTAGAAATTGCTAGTGGCGCAATTACTGCAGCAGAGATAGCTGCAAATACTATAACTGCGTCACAGATAAACGCTGGAGCAATTACTGCAACAGAGATAGCTGCTAACGCTGTTACCGCTAATGCAATTGCAACTAATGCAGTTACCGCTAACGAAATTGCTGCTGGTGCAATTACAGCCTTAGAAATTGCTAGTGGTGCAATTACTGCCGCAAAAATAGCTGCAAATACTATAACTGCGGCACAAATAAACGCTGGAGCAATTACTGCTACTGAACTAGCTACCAACGCAGTGACTGCCGTTAAGATTCAAGCAGGCGCTATAACTGCCACTAAAATTCAAGCAGGCGCGATAACAGCGTTGCAGATTGCTGCAGGTGCTATTACGGCCAATGAGTTAGCAGCGAATAGCGTCACAGCTAATGAAATTGCTGCTGGCGCGATTACAGCTGGAGCGATAGCTGCTGACGCAATTAGTGCATCCACAATGATTTCTGACGGGGTAATTGTAGGCAACAAGATAGCTGCTAACGCGATTACCTCAGCTAAAATTCAAGCGGGTGCAGTTAGCGCTAACGAAATTGCTGCTGGCGCAATAACAGCTACAAAGATCGGAGCTGGCGAAATAGACGCAAGCAAGCTGGTTATTGATGGCTCTTCGATTACATCTGTAATCAGCGGCGGGAAACCTACTCTTCAGCTTGGAAATGTGATCGCCAACAAAATTACATCTGGTACCCTCAATGCCGCAAATATAACAGTTACTAATTTATATGCAGACAACATTTCTGGTGATATTAATACCTTAGTTCCATTTTCTTTAGCCTCACCTGTGCAGATTGCTGGTGGTGACACGCAAGTTTGGTCGGGGCAATTTCCCGCTGCTGGAACAAACGGTAAAGCCAAAAAACCCTACATATCAGCTGTGGGTTATGGTATCTGGGAAAACGATGTTGTCTATAAAGTTAAGTTACAAATGAAGGTTAATTCTTCGCCATCCGCTGTTACTGTAGGTACTTGTACAGCCAATACCATAAGAAATTACGGGGGCTTCTTTTGGCATGAAGCAACTTTTTCGGGTGATAAGCGTTCAGTACTACCAAGTGGAGCAATATTAAGAATTGGCAGTAACGTTAGAGGTACTGTTACAGCTGCTAGTTATAACGCTACTTCAAATGTGACTACCCTTATATACCAGCCACAAGTTGGTCTTTCTGCCGGCAGTACGGTTACGGCTACACCTACTGTCGCATATCAAACTGTTTCTACTATCTTTTTCAGAGCTGATTACGATGACCACCCTGAGCCGTTTGCTATTTCGGGCGGTTTATCAGCAGGCGTTACTGCAAGCGTTGATGCCAGAATTATGTTTGATACCTATACTAAAAGCTATCAACAGATACCTAGTACTCCGCATGCTACTAACTGGAACCACGACCAGGTGTTCGATCTTGATGGCCTAATGATGAGTTTAAGATGACACAGCTTTTTGTTAAATATGATATTGATACTGAAACGGTACTTGCTGGCCCACAGGGCGTTGCTCCCGATGATACTTGGGTGCCGTTTATACCAGCGGAAAATTTAAAACCTCGACAGAAGTCACAAACAAAATGGTTAGAAGATTTAAAAGTAGTAGCGCAAGTCGCGGGTGATGAACATGCGCCGAATTACGCGGAACAGCGCAGAAACACCTATCCAAAAATTAGCGAACAGTTGGATAAGCTGTTTCACGATATTGATAGCGGGGTACTGGATAAAACCGGAAGTTTTTATCAAACTATTAAAGAGGTTAAAGATAGCATACCGAAGCCAACAGAGTAATATGTACAGATAGACATAACCTTCATGCATTTAATGCATTAGATTCATGACCTGACCCTCTATATAATCGCGCCTCAACCAACCAGAGGCACACATGATTCTTTACGTAATAGCGTTTATCCTTGTAGCACTAGGTGCTATAGCACAGCAGGATTTGTAGCTCCGTCA